CACTTCAAATTCAAATTGCCAAGTATCTGGGTCCGACAGCACAACCTGCACATCATACGGCTGTGTTCGTAAACTTATCAGTTGATTCAATGTTTCCCAGTTGCGCTGTTGATTTCTAGAATAATTCCAAGAATCTTGATCGTCGATGAGATTGCCAACATTGTCGTTGTATGGTAACTTGCCTGCATTAAATCGCCCAGTAGTGCCAGTGTGTGAACAGTCAAAAAGAGTACGACATAAAATTTTCATTCTACGGGTATTTAACCCAACAAAAAACCCCGGGGTTTTTATATCCGGGGTTGAGTGCTAAATCAATTGAGATTAAGAAGTAGCCAGTTTGAAGCCTACACCAGTTGAACTGGAGGCAGAGTTTGTGCCTGCAACGGTGGCAGTTTGAGCAGCAGTCAAGATAGTACCAGCAGTGTATGCGCCTGTTGGGAACACACCAACACTGATCTGAACACCATCAACTTGATACATTGCAACTGTGCTGGTTTGTTGGATTGCACGAATAACGTTGCCAACATAACCGTTCACACCTTGCAGAGTTGCGTTGGTGTTAGCGCAAGTGATCTGGAAGAAATCCAGCTTTGGACCAGCCAAATTGACTGGGGTACCAGAAGTGCTAGTACTGGGAGCAATTGGACCATTAAGTGTGTCAATTGCAAATACCGGTTGCGAGTCACCATTTACGGGTGTTAAATATGCCATGATAAATTTCCTTTAAGTTAGTGGGTTCATTGACCCTGCACTTATTTAGCCTTTTGGTAAAAATCACGTGGGTTGCGGATTATTTCTCTGTCGATTTTGAGCAGCAAATGCATTGGGATCAAAGCGATTCACAGCTTTGGCATAACCTGCTGGCGTGGCCATGACCCAGCCCTCTTGTCCAGGATGCTCGAGATCTGCTTGCTTTAAGATGTCCATCTTTAAGTCATGCAATTGTATAAATGCAGTGAATGCAGCTGCCAATGCAGGTGTGTTGGATGTTGGACTTTCCAGGTATTCAATGATGTTTCGAAACTTCTGTGCCGTTACTTTGGTTTTTAACCACTCACCAAACTCTGGTAACAACGTAGCAGGGTTAAGTGGGGTGCCTACCTTGGTGTTGATATAGTCCACGCATAGTTTGGCCAAGTCTGTAATCTTGTGTGCCTTTAGCTCAGCAGGATTAAACAATGTATTAATGCCAGCACCGTCAGACCGAATCAACTGCTTGAGTGCTTTGATTTTGGTTGGTTCTGCGGCCAATGCTTTGGGAGTTGCCGGCCGTTCTAACATCAGTCCCGGTACAGGATTAAATGTTACCCCAGCAAGCGGTTGTCTGGCGTCGCCGGCATCTGCATACATTGAATGCACAGCAATGCCCATATTGCTGTTACCTATGCGTTGACCCAAGGAACTTCGAGCTGGAATTTTATACTCAACAGTATTGGGACGAAACACATAGTTTCCGGCAATTTCTGGGGGTGTGTTCATGTACAACAAGTCACCCTTGACATAACCACGGAAGTTTGTGGGCAAGGTGGCTTCTAACACCGGAAATAGTGTGGCATACAACTGAACCAACTCAGTTCTATCACCACTGCGAGTGCTTTGTATCTGCGCCATCATGCGTGGACTTGTGGCAAGACCATCGTATCCCTTGGCTTCAAATCCTGATCCGTCTGTTAGCACAAACTCGCCTGTGTTGGGTTTGCGGCCCCAAATCACAGCAGGCTTGCCATCCCACTTGGCTGTGGTGGTTTGTGGATTTTCAGTAGCATGCTGTACAATTTCTATTGCATCAGCAATGCCTTGTGTGCCACGACGGAACACTAGATCTTCAAGATGTTCAATGCCTTTGGCTCGGCCACCAACTCCGGCCTCCTCGGCTTCTACCAGGGCAACATATCCGCGATTGATAATACGATCACGCAGTCGTGCTAGAAAATTCACATCACTTTCAGCCACAGTTGTGGGTTCTTGCATGCCTTCGCGAGCTAGATATTCTCGGAAATCTTTTAATTTATCGTCTCGATCAGGATCCTGTGACATTGCAGCATAGATGTTTTCCACTGTGGAAAGTGTGTCCACAGTTGCCTTGGGTCCCAGTAGTAACTTGGCAGCACGGGCAGGGTCTAGTGTCAACACCTGATCAGACGTTCGACTAATTATGCCCTTGGCGCTTGCTTTGAGTCCCAGAGCCTTTGCTATTGAGCTCATTAATATATTACGATACACGCCTTTGTACTTGCTTGGGCCGCCGCTTAACCAAAATGTTCCCCAGGCCACGTCAGACATGAACATGAAATCTGTTTGCACAAATCCCTGATTGGCTTGTCCAGCAATGGGTGTTTTGAAATGCACTGCTTCGCCGGTCAATCGAACCCATTCTTTAGGATCCTGCCCCTGACTGGAAATAAATTGATCTAACTTGGTCTTGAGTTGTGCCTTGGCAATCTCGTTGGAATCTACCACAAGGTCGAGGTCGCCCGATGTGGGAGTTTTTCCAGTTGAGCCTAGCCACCTAGACGGGTATCCAGTGGCTGGATCTGGTGGCCCATTGAGATCTAGCCCTGTGACTTGTTCCAGCCATTGCACTGTGGCAGGCACATCAGACTGATTAATTCGTTTGGTCAGTGGAACTCCCACACTGTCTTTAAATACATTCCCGCCCTCAAATAACGTTGTTAAATATTTCATGTGTGTCACGGAGTTGCCACCCCGGGCACCCAGGTGTCTGGATTTTGCCCCATGATTTTTACTGCAGCACGGTGTGCTGGATCATTTTTGTTGTACGGGTGTCCATCAAACAACGGTTTGCCGTCCGAACCAGTGGAGAGCACCGCTGGTTTAATAGAACCTTTACCCTGGGCAAATGCCATGATGTTTTGTGTCTGCACAATGTATTCCGCCAGTTTATCCCATGCTGCCGGCAATCCTTGAGTTGTTCCCGTCTTACTTTGTTTGACAACTTCTGCACTGGCAGCATCTAACTCTTTTGCAATTTGTTGTTGTTCTCCAGTGGGGTCTGTTGCAGTTGCCAATTTACGTGTGTCAACATTTGCCAATCGGTCAATCAAACTTCGCAATTCTCCATCTATCACTGCGGCGTCTAAATCTTTTGCTGAGGTAACTGGTTTACCACTTGTGACACTTGTTTTAATCATATTTTGCAAATCTTGTAACCATACTTCTTGAGCGTTTTTGCTCATGGGTCCAATCAAAGCCTTTGACTGAGCCATACCGGCAGCCTGAGCCTGACCAGGGCCGACTTTTTGGCCTTTGAATGCTGGATCCACTCCAGGGCCCAATACAGATTTAATAGCACCTTTTGCAATGGTACTGGCAAGGCCTCCCAGTATGCCCTCATTGGTGAGTTTTTTTTGAGTTATTTCATATATCCGCATGTGTTTTCCTTACAGATCTTGAAAACTTTCCTGCATCTTTCAAACGTATGGCATTGAGAAACTTGCGTGTGAGATTTTCAGCTTGTTCGGCCGGAAATTCTTGTTCAATTTGCTCCAGTATTCGTATGGCACTTTGTATGAGAGTATCAGCACGATTTTCAAGTATCAATCGAGAATCTCGTTGAACATACATGCTGTCTAATTCTTCCAATATACTCCGTGTTTTCTTTTGCATTGTGTACAAGACCTTTGGATTATTTAGTGTATTTTATATTCTAATAAATATCTATTACTGCTTATTAAAGGACCAATCATGACCAGCCAAATCAATCCAAACGACATTGTGACCAACTATCCTGTTGCCGGCCAACCCAACAACACACAAGGGTTTCGAGATAACTTCACAAATATTCAAAACAATTTTGGCTATGCAGAAGACGAAATTAATGATTTACAACTCAAAGTGGTTTTGAAGGCTGCATTGATTGGTACTACATTGGACAACAACATGAATGATGCATTGATTTATGCTGCTACCATACGAGATTTTTCTGCCACAGCAGTGAACATCACTGCAACGTCTGGCTCAATTGCTGTGAATTACAGTGCAGGGCTGTATCAAAGCATTTCAACCACTGGCAATATAAGTTTGAGTTTTAGCAATTTTCCAGTGTCAGGAACTGTGGGACTGATTAGAATACAATTGATCATTGATATTGCTGGAAGAACTGTTACCTTACCAGCAGCAGTAAATCAAGGTACCATTGGGGTACAAGGATATTCGGGCAGTGTGATTACCTTTGCACAACCGGGTACATTTGAATTTGCATTCTTGACCAACACCAACGGATTCTCAATCACAATGTTTGACTTAAATCGACCATTGCTGGCCGGCACAGGTAACGCAATTGGATACAGCACAGGAGCAGGTGGCACCGTCACGCAGGCCACTAACAAATCCACAGCAGTCACATTAAACGCCAATTGTGGGCAAGTTACCATGAATGCGGCTGCACTTGCAGCTGACACCACTGTTAGTTTTACCCTGACCAACAGCACCATTTCTGCAGGTGATGTATTGGTATTAAATCACATATCAGGCGGTACCGCTGGTTCATATTTGTTAAATGCTCAAAGTGCAGCCGGGTCAGCCAGTATCAATGTAAGAAATATTACCAGTGGCTCACTGAGCCAGGCCATTGTAATTGCATATGTTGTGATCAAGGCTGTGACTGCTTGACCAGTTCTGGAAAAACAGTTTGCCAGTTTGTGCCTCGACGTGCATCACATTCATTTAAGAATTTTATAGCAGGTCCCAGTGGTGCTTCTAAAGAAAATCTTCCCATGACAGGTTGCTGTCGCAGACCAATGGGATTTGTAAATCTATTAGAATGAAAATTGATTTTTAACCATTCAGTTAGATTGCCAATATTGGCTTGATTCAATTTACCCACTGAAGTGTTGACCGCAAACATGCAATTATGTGGCAAGTTGTTAACAAACCATTTTAAATTTTCTACAATCATTGGCCATTTTGCCGGATAACGTTGATATTCAAATCTCTCACCAATGTCATCAATGCTAAAGTCCAGCTGAACCAGTCGAAATTGTTCCCATAATGCCATTAGTTCTGCTGATGGCAACGTGGTACCATTGGTGTTGTAATTAATGTGAATTGTGTTTTTGTTTGGCAGTTCTTTTAAAAACTCCACATGTTCTTTACTGAGCAACGGCTCTCCACCGTTGAAATGCACAAACTTTATCTTGGACAAATCTAAATCTTTCCACAGTTTGTTAACAGACACTTTAGTAGTTGGCATTTTTAATTCTTCTTTCCATGCGCTGCTGTTGCCTGGGCCGCAA